CCGTTCACGATGTTTTGCTTCCCGGCGTCCGGGTAATAATCTTCGGCCCCGTGGACGGCGAATGGGGCGTCACACTGCCGGGGATTGATACGGTCTTTGGCCCCGATCTGGCCCGCGCATGGCTGCTGGCAATCCTCAAGGCAAAGCAAGCGGAGGAGCGGGGATGACCCGCCCTACGCCCGCCGCTATCCGCGCCGCTACTGAAATGGCTGCGAAGCTGGGGGTCACAATCCGGCTGGAAGGGGAAACCGTATGACAGCCGCATGGATCATTGTCCCGGTCGGAATGGACGACGCCGCCCGCGCGCTTGGGGTGTCTAGGCGCAAACTTGTTGATCTGGTGAAAGCGCACCCTCTTTATGAGTTGCGCGGCCAGAAGAAGCTATTCTACCCGGAACATATCGACGGAATCAGAAGGGCGCTGAGATGCCAAGAACCGGAAAAGACTGGCACCCGTTCTGGACGAAAGAAGCGGGTTGGTGTGTCGATTTCACGGTTGGCAGTGAACGAGTTCGCAGACGACTTCGCATTCGTGACCAAAGCGGCAAGGGGTTAGCGCAGAAGGCGGCGGAATCGCTTTGGAAGGACGCTTGGGAGCGCCACCTTAACCCGGCCCCAAAGCCCAAGGGAACGCCCTTGCACGCGGCGGCAAGGCGCTATGTGGAAGCTGGCGGGGAAGCCCGCTACCTGCCAAAGATATTGGCCTATGCAGGCCCTACGGCCATGCTGGAGGATGTGGACGAGGCATGGATACTGACCGCCGCCGCCGCGATCTATCCTGACTGCGCCCCCGATACGATCCGCCGCCACCTGCGGGTTCCCCTAGGAGCCATTATCCGCCACGCCACGGGCCAGAGACGGCGCACAGGGACCGATGTTCGCCGGACGCGATGGTTGACACCAGAGGAAGCCGAGCGGCTTCTGGACGCCGCTGCGAAGCTGACATTGCCCCGGCACAGTGAACCGGAACGCCAGACGCTTCGCAAGATTGCGTTTCTGCTAGGCAGCGGGTGCCGCCCAGCCGAATGCTTTGCCGCCGAGGTGAAGGACTGGAACGCCACAACGCGGCAATGGTGGATCAGCGGGGAAACGCCGGGGGCGGGAAAGACTGCAAGCGCCGCGCGATGGATTCGCCTGCCGGAACGCGCGGCGGTTTTGATCAATCCGATGCCAGAGGTAGGTCGGGCGTTCTTGACGCCCTACGGCAAGCCTATCGTAGTCGAACGGGGAAGGGGGGGGCAAATGCAGACAGCGTTCAACGCGGCCCGTGATGCAGCCGGACTTGGGGATGATGTGACGCCCTACAGCCTGCGTCATACATGGGCCACCTGGTACTATGCGCAGACGCGCGACTTTGGCGGGCTGATGGATTTGGGCGGATGGGACAAGGCCGATACCGCGAACCGCTATCGTAAGATTGCCCCGGATGATTTGGGGGCGCGGCTTTTGTCGCACGGATGGGACTTTCGCACGCCTTGGCAAATCGGCGGCAAATCCGCCTTTCCTGCGGTTCAAGATACTGATATAAAAGGAATGGGCTAGACCTTAGCAGGGGTGTGCCTTCGACCACTCGGCCACATCTCCGTCACGGGCTATAACGAAAAAAGAGGCAGGAAAACAAGGTGAAAGTGCGCAACGATACGGATTTTTCAGAAACTACGTCCGAAGCCGACCCGCGCAGAACAGTGCAAGAACACGCATGGGCGTTTGGCAAATCCACGTCAACGGATGGACACGGTTCGTTCCCGCGCAGGCCAGAACGTGTTCCGACCGGCGAAGAGGACGAACGGTGGATGTGTCCCTGTGATCTGTACCGCTATTTCACGGAAGAGGGCGTTCTGCTGTACGTTGGGATTTCAAACCAGATTCGGATGCGGCACCAGCAGCATGTTGCGCAGCCGTGGTTCGCTGACGCGGCCTATCGCTCGGTTGAAGCTTTTCCGTGCAGCGATATTGCGGCATGGGCTGAACGGGTGGTGATTGAGAAGGAAAATCCCGAATTCAACGCGCTGCGCAAATACGCCCAAGAAAGGCCAGGCCGTCGCTTCTGGTGGTATACGGACTTGACTGACGGCGCTGCCGTGGGTGTGGGGCCGAAGTGGGGCAGGCTGGATTGGGAAGCAGGATGGCCTAATGTGGAGGTGATCGATTGCAACGATCCTTGCTTGCCCCCGCACAAACACAGGGGCATAGCCGAAGAACGGCAGTTGCGCCTTGCAAGGCAAGCTGTGGCAAAGATGAATGCGGCTAGGATGAAAGTTTGAACGCGCCCCAAGGGCGGAAAGGATGATGAATCGTGAAAGACGACCTTGATAACCCTGCGTGGGAGAACGCGACAACCGAGGACATGCCCGGATCGTGGCAGTCACTTATTCCCCCGGTTGTCGGTGTCCTGCGCAAACACAGCTTGCCGGGTCAGCCTGATCGTTGGTCAATGGGTTATCAGGATGGCAGCCCACTTTGGGTCAACCGTGCTTGGACCCGTCGGATTTTGTGATTGTAGCCTCACACCCCCCGGATCACGTTGCGCCCGTCCTGCGTAGCCCGCAGGGTGGCCCCGATCAGGTCAGACGCCAGCCCCAATGCCGCCCTGTCTGTGAGCGGCACTACGGCAACCTCCTGCCCGTTATCAAAGATGTGCAGCGTGAGGCCGCGAAGGATTGCGAATTTCATGCGATTGCCTGTTGACATTTGGGTATGACGCAGGCGGAATTGGCGGAAGCCCTGGGCTACGCTCACAAGCAGTCGATCAGCGACCTAGAGCGCGGCGTGAACAAGCCGCCAACGGCGGTGCAGATGTTGCTCAAACTGATGCTGGAGAAAGCGCAATGACCGCCTGTGCTGCAAACTTTCGTGCGCTGCACATCAGCGTTCGATCGGGTCTAGCGCCCTAAGCACCAGCCCGTCGCGCCGGTCAAAAGTCATACTTTGCAGCGCCCGCCTGCCGCCGTATCCCATGCTGGCCGCGTAGGCATCCGGGGGGCAGAACGCCCGAAGGCTTTCATAGCGCAGCGGGCCAAGGTCTTTGGCATGGTCGTGATGCACATGCCCGACAAGGTAGTGCCGGTGACGGGTATCCGACCAGAACGGGCAAACGTCTGACAGATACAGCGCCATTTGCTGCGGCTTGCCCTTGTCCCCGTGGTGCGCAAATATAGCGCACTTGCCCCATTGCAGCATGAATAGATCACGGGGCGACTTGTCCACTTCCACGCGGGGTTCCATGCGATAGCGCTCCCCAAGCGCAAAGGTCAGCACCAGATGGCTATGCGGATCGTGGTTGCCGCGAAGCACCCTTACGGTCACGCTAGCATGTTTTGCTAGCAGGCGGTCCACGGTTTCCGCGATGATGGCAATGCCAACGTCCAGAACCTTATGGAAGCGCCCGTCCATATCCAGCTTGTGCTTTGAAGCCGGGGTTTCTGCGCGGGTATCGTCGCTGTGGAAATAATCGCCACCGATCAGCAGCACCGCCTTTTCCGCTGCCGGGGTCAGGGCCAGCACCTTTGCGAAGGCTTGCCGCATGTCCTGCGCGGCAAGGGTCAGGTCATAGTCCTGCCCGCCAGTTTCTTTGCCCCACGCCTGCATCCCTACATGGGCGTCCATAAGCGGATACACGGCGCACAGATCGGCCATAACGGATTCCGGTGCAATGACGGGTGCCGCAGGGGTGAGCCCCTCCAGCGCCGCCCTGATGCGCTCTGCAACGTCTTCCGGGGGCTGCTCGATCTTGTGATAGACCGAAAACCCCGGCTCCCCGTCTTTCGGGGGAACCTTTGTCCACATCGAATGCGGCACAAGCCCCGTGCCTACCGCGTCCATTGCCGTTTGCACGGCCAAGTCCCGGCTGTTATTTACGCCAAGCGAACTGCGCGTCCACTCGCTCAATGTCCCCGGCTTGCATCCCAATTCACGGGCCGCAGACGCGATAGACCCGCCTTCGCCGAGGTGCCGTTTAATGGCTTCCAAGCGGCGGGCCTTTTCGTGTTCGGGCGTAATCATGCAGGGCTTCCGGGCGCAACAAAC